GCAGAACTAAATACATCTATACCTACAAGACTGCCTGCACCTATAACACTTAATGCTTGTGCTATAAAGACAGCTATCATACGTTTAGATATATTCCAATACAATTTGTAACCCTTCATTGCATAGATAAGCTACCAACGATCAATACAACCGTAGCAACTAATCCTAGTACTTTATAGAATTCTGTTTTGTCCAATTTGTTATCTAGTTTTTCTTCTAGTTTGTCAAGTCTTTCAATGACCATAGTTAATAATTCCTTTTGAGTAAAGCCGTTACCGTTACTACTCATGTTTATGGTAGGTCATCGTGGGATAAAAAATCCCATTCTTTGTCATACATAGCATTATCTAAGTCCCATTGACTTACTCTTTTAATAAGTTGTAGAGTTTCTTTTAAAAAATAACCTAATAAAAATCCTATAAAATAATCCATAAGGGACATTATAACAGAACGATTTTAGGTTAATTACAAATCTCTATACGCATTACGAAATTTTGAACTCATTGTAAAACTATATTTGTTATATTTTTTCTGCAAATCTTTACGCTTAGAAAAGTCAACAACTTCCATATCTAATTGATTGTTTTTTACTGGTATATAAATAGATAATGGTGTACCTTTTTTAATTACTATTTCTTTATTTTTAGATGTATGCACTATTTGTACATTAACTTCATGCACTTTAGATGTTTCAAATTTTCCATATATCGAAGTCCAATCATCATTAAATGAATATGGATAGGGCAACTGTAAACATAAATAATCTTTAGGAGTGTACACACAAAAAGGTAAATTAATTTTAAATACAAAATTGTAATTAGAGTTACTAGGTAAATGGTCTACAAATTGTGTATTACCATGTATTGTTATAGGTTTTTCTGCATTGTTAGTTTTCCAATGGTATGGAATTTCCCAACCAAAATCTTGTGTTTCTTTATCGTACTGTAAAACTATATCAGTAGGTGCTAGTAACACATATCCATATTTAAATATATCTACAAAGCTAGGACATTGTCTAACTGTTTTTACTTTAGATGTATATTCAAACTGATGTTCTTGTTTTAAATTAGTAGGAATGTTTTTAAACCACGAAGGAACTACTTCGCTTATAGGTTTAGGGTGTACTGTAGTGTCTTGTAATATTAATTGATCTAAACAAGCGAATGTTATTTTTGCCATACTCCACCTTAACAGTTGCTAACTTATATCTTCTTCCCATTCTTGAGTTTCATTATTAAATTTGTATGCTACTTCATCATGGTCATCAGGTAGCTCTACTGGAGGTTTCCAATTCCAAATAGTTTCATCTAGTACCCAACTATCATGTGGTGCTTGTGGATAAAATACATCATTAGTTTCATCATATATATAACCTACTCCTGCATAGTTACCTCTATAAGGTGTGCCACTATCTATATGAGTATTTTCTACTGTGTTGTAAGAAGTTCTTTTACATACAGTACCAGTTCTTTTTGTAGCATAGTATTCTTCCCAGTCAGAAAAACCTTCAGGTAAATTATCTGTATCAGTTTCATCTCTACCTGTTATAACTTCTACAACTTTGTTATTTCTTATAAATGCGTAGTGTGCCATTATGAACCTGTCCTAAATTTATATAATCTAAATTCTCCTGTTTCAAAAGCACCTGTACTAGGAAATAATCTTAATCCATTAGGGTGGAAAAGACTATTATTCCACATTAGGTTTTCGTCATGTGTTATAAAATCAGTATCATTGTAAGTTATTGCAAAACTTGTTATTTTAAAAAATGTGTCAGCAACACCATCTTTATAATCGTTACCTTGATATAGATAAGCATAACCATTGGTTTCATAAGCTGAACCAGTATTTGCATAACTTACTATGTCACCATTAATATTGATAGCTGCTTGATTAGTAACAGTAGCATTCTTCATTTGTCTACCTGCTTGATACCAACTATCGGCACCATCAAAGTTTGTATTGTACGAAGGGTCGCAGCGCAAACTAGCACCTGCGTCTGTGTCAGCTACATTGTTAAAAACTAATAAATATGTTCCTATTTCAGTCATGCCTTCAACGAATACTTCAGTTTCTCCACCTGTAACAGTAGCACTAGCGATAAGTTCTATTGAATTGCTTTCTACTATAGACATTTAATACACTCCATAAACTGTAATGTTCCCGCTACTAAAGTTATTACTAAAGGTTAACTTTAAACCTCTATGTGCTTCTGCTGTATTTTGCATACCTTTAGTACTAAATCCCTCTGCTTCATTGTTCATAGCGTATGCACCTTGACTTGATATAAATGTTTTACCAGATTGTCCTGGATTAAACACATACATAACAAAACCTCCTGCACCATCAGTTGGTCCTGCACCACTTATTTTATCGATCTTAGTGTCATCTGTATTGTTAAAGTTAACTGTTGAACCTGCACTAGATGTAAATTGATAACCATTATATTCATAAGCTGTTTCATCTAATGTACCACTTGAATTAATAAGCTGTAAAGATACAGTACCTTCAGAAGAAGTAGCTAATAAGCTATCTGCTATTACCATATAGACACTATTACTTGTATCAAAAATATTATCTAATGTAATATCTGATGAGTTAGATGAAACTGTAAAACTTTGTAAAGGTTTAAACATATTAACTCCAACTCACAGTATCTGTACCTGCAGTAATTTTTATATATTTATCTGCACCATCTGTTTGTTCTCCACCATTTGTTAAACCTCCACCTACACTAATACTGTATGAGTTTGGGTATCTTAATATAACAATACCTGAACCACCTGCACCTCCATTTGTACTACCATATCCTGAACTAGCATAAGCACCTGCTCGACCTCCATTACCAGTATTAGCAGCACCTGCTACCCCATTAAAAAAAGATGTATTAATACCACCTGCACCACCTTGTGCATAATTTACAGCACTACCAGTAATAGACGAACTTACTCCTGCACCAGTACTATATCCTGTACCACCTGCACCACCTGCACCACCACCTGCACCGCCTTGGTAACCGCTTCTATTTCCACCTACAAAACCTTGTGTTGGGTTATTAAAAAGATATGTGTTCCAACTACCACTTGAACCTCTACCTGCTTGACCTGCACCTGACCCATAGTCACTAGCTTTTAAGTTAGATGTACTTCCAAATCTGTTTCCATTACCTCCGCCTACTGCTGCAATAGTATCAAATTTACTAGACTGAGCAGGAACTCCTAAATTTCCTGTGCCTACATTTGTAGCACCTGCTGCAACAGTAATACTATATGTTTGACCTAATACAATACCTTTTGTAGCTTCTCCTGCAGCACCACCACCACTATTTTCGCCGCTGTATGAGTTTCTTAATCCACCTGCACCGCCACCACCTGGACCATAACCTCCTGAAAATCCACCTGGACCATGACCTCCACCACCAACTACTAGGTACTCGCATTGAAAAGCAAAATCTTTAATGTACTCATCTTCATCTTTTAAATAATGTATATCAGAAATACTAAAAACACCTGAGTTTGCTGTTTCAGTTTGAGTTGGTGCAGCACCTATCCATTTACCTACCATTATTGAACTCCATATAAACTAGCTTTTAATAATTCCATGTTGCCTGATGTTACATCTATTCTAAAACCAGTTACATCATCAACTAAATCTATAGAACCAACACCTCTAATAAATTTTGTATCGCCCTGATCATCTTCCATATTGGTGTCAATTAAAATTGCAGTTCTCATTGCGCTATTTCCTGCATTAAATATCCAGTAACTTCCTGATAGAGTTTCTTTGCCACCATTACCTTGATTTATTCCTATGTTAATTCTTGTATCTCCTGTTGAGTTACCATTATTAAAAGTGTTATTATCATCTCCTCTTAGTTGATGATATGTATAGTCACTTGTACCTGTAACGCTTCCACCACCACTCATAAATGCCATCAGTCTTACAGACAAATTGTCATTAGCAGGTATTAGTTTAGTAACTTGTAATAGATGTACTTTAAATGTTGTTTCTTCTAAGTTTGTAAAACTTTGTGATGGAGTATTATTAGCACTATAATCAATAGTTTCTAATAAAGTTAAAGAGTTTTTATTACTCCACTCACTAGAACTTTGTAAATTGTTTATTTCATTAAGATCATAAACACCGCTATTAGTACTTCTTTGGTCAGGGATACTACCTATAATTCCAAAATTATTTGGCATGTTGTATCTCCTATGAAGTAATTTCTAATAAAGAAAGTGTCAATTCAAGATCTGAAGCTGCGCCTGCCCATGCCCTTAACTCATCATTTGCTTTTAGTACAAGTTTTCCTCCAATAGGATTTACTGCACTATCAGCAGGAACTGATAAAGTTGAGACTAAAGCTGCTACAGTCGAACCATCATTCATGTCAATGTTAAGATCTGCTGCGTTTGTACCATCAACATTAGCAACTTGGCAATGTATAACAATTGCTGTTTCTAATCCTGATGTGTTAGCTGTATAAACTACAGCGTCTGCGCTATCGCCTAACGCTACATTGACTGTCTTAAATAATTCTGCCATATTCTATTCTCCTAGTAATTAATTATTAACTATCTCCCATAACTATAGCACGAGGTTTTGATCCCGAACCTGTAGAAGTAGTAGATAGACTTCTCATTATCAATCTAAATGCCATTGATTGACCCGCAGTACCTGTATCAGGTAGTAAATCTAAATCTTCGTCAATAGGTTTATTACCTATTGTATCTATACCTAAACTACCACCTTCTTTAAGAAGTATTAACATACTCATGTTAACCTCCTAAAGCTATTACTAATCCGAGACTTGCTTTTGTAGCAACTTGTCCATCAACGTATGCTTTTATAGATTGTTGTGTAGCAGCTTGTGTTGAACTATTGCTTGCCATGTTATCTTCATCAAGCAAAGTAACACTTTGTGCGTCAACGTAAGATTTATTTGCAGCGTCTGCTGCTGCTGTAGGTGTAGTAAGGTTTGTAATTTTATTATTGTTAGCGTCTAAGTTAGCAGCTAATTTAGGTGTACCTGCTGTACCTGAAGCATAACTTACATCTACTACTTGACCAATTGCGTCAAACATATCTTCGTATACTTGTTGTACAGGGACCATACGCACTACGGAGTTTTGTGGGTGTGATAGTCCTGAAGCTGCTGATGATCCTGTTAAGTATCTGTTATCTGCAGTAGAAGTTACTAATTGTGTAGAAGTAAATGTACCATCAAAAAATACATATTCACGCTGTGTTGCACTATCTGGTTCAATAACTAAATAACAAGGACTTGTTAGTCCTGAAGTAGAAGCTACTGTTGCTGTTGTGTCTGTAGCACCGAATGTACTAGATAGCGTAGTTTCAAACGCATTCCTTGTAAATGTCTCTGCTGCTTTTCTTGTACTTGCCATATTCTAATTTCTCCTGTTTAGTATATCACACACCAAATTGGTGTATTCCCAATCTTCCAATACCAAGCGCACCTAATGAAGTAATCTCTCCAGTTGCAGACGCTTGTCTCTGACCACGTACTTGTATAGTACAAAATACCATAGTAGAACCTAGCTTAGTAATCTCTTGTACAGGTAACGTAACATTTTCTACAATACCTCTAATTATTTCATCTGGTTTAAAAAGTGTTAGCGTTACTGATTTACCTTCTAATTTTTTTACAGCGTCAAATAACTTTTTACCTATACCAGGTATGTTTTTTGCACGTTTACCTGGACGCTCTATACGATCAGAAACGTTAATAGGAATACGTGCAAGTATGTCTTCTGGTTCTGGGAAAGCACGATAACTATATGAGTAAACTTCTGGGCTAGCTGTCCTGCCTGAATTAGAACTTATTGTTAACTTGGGGACTAGCCACCTATTAATAACATTGATCATAGGAACTTCATTGCCACTCTCTGATGTTTCTATTTTAGTTAAAGTCGAAAAACTTGTAGCATTAGGATTTTCTAATGCGTCTAATTCAGTACTAAATTCTGCTAATACGTTAGAACCTGCAGGTATATCGTTAGTGTAAATACGACCACCTATCCATTGTTTGGCTTGTGAAGTATAAAAATCTGCAGCAGGTAGTATTAAATAACCGTCATCAACTAAAGTAGCAGCTTCTTTTATTAAACCAATAGCTGCAACTATAAAAAATAATTTACCATTAGCTATAGCTATACCTGTTACTTTACCTGATGTACCTGTGTAATATATATTTCGTGCATACCCTAGTGTTGGTAAGTAAATAGAATATAGATCTGTTTCTGTTGCGCTATCTATTACACCAAAATATATTTGGTCTCTTGTGTTAAAGAATGCAGTAGGACTTTTATCTACTGTTGTATCGTTGTCTCCAAATTCTTTTATAAGTTGCCTGTCATCAAGTGTATAAAGCACACCATCTGTTGCGATAGTTCCTCTATATACTCTACCTATTTTGCCTCCACCTGATGATGACTGTGAAGTAGAAAAGAAAACAATTCCATTACTTTCAGTCATATCGACTATATCTTCGCCCTCAATAAAAGTTTGACCAGACAATACAAGACCAGAGGTACTGTCATCTTTTATAGCATAAATATATCCATCATCAGAAGCTGCTAAGATTACAGATCCACCGTCTATAACACTTGTCCATAAAGATCCTGATGGTAAAGATTTTATAAGTGGAGGACTGTTTGTACCATCTATCTCGTGTAAGTGTCCGCTTGTGTCTATAGCTAAAACATAATTTTTTATATAAAATAATCCTGTGTATACGTGTGATGAGTGTAAGTTCATAACGTTACTCCAACCACTTGGAATGTCATCAGCGTCAAGTTTTCTAATAATACTATCTGTACCGTCATTTAATGAAACATACAACTCGTGTCCGACTAACACCATTCCTGTTACATTGAAACTTGGACCTGCTGAATAGGGATCCGTAGTTGTCCAAGTATCTCCGCCATCTGATGAATAATGTACATCGTGACCTTGTGATACGTATAAAACATCTTCATGTGATATAAGGTTTTGATAAGCACTAGCGCTAGCTCGTGCAGTAACAGCAGATGTTTCGTTTAATAATTCTATAGAGTATGCTTTACCACTATCATCTGCATTTTTGAAAACGTCTATACCTTTACTATCAAAAAATCTTCTAAAGTCATTTGTTCCTTGCACTCTTTGATGTGCTTGATCTAATCCTGCACCACCAGAAAAATCTGATCTAGCGTATGACTGACCAAACTCTGCTCTAAATTCTTCAGGTACTTGTGCGGTGTTAACCTGTTGCGCAGATAATGGTGCAGTAGTAATAGTTAATTCTCTACCTGGTGCTACTGCTAAACGTAAAAGTATATCAGTAATACCATCAGATATTTGTGCTTGGTATCCAAAAGCTAACGGGTTGGAAACGTTTGACGTTGATGGTAAAGGCATTAGGTAAAACTAATTCCGTATAACTCTACGCCTTGCGGAAATCGTGAACGCTGTTCCCTTCTTGCTCTGTCTAACAATACTCCATAATATCGAAGTAAAGCATTTCTAAGTCTTTCTCCAGAACCAACAGGAACACCTCTTTGTTCTAGGTTTTCTGTTATATAGTTTTGTGTACTTGCGTCAACATCTAACTCTGACAATAACTGTGCTACAGCACCAACCATAACTATTTGCTCGTGAAAATCTTCTAGTCCTGATACAGAATTTAAGTCATCAGTTTCTGCTGATGGTCTTGTAAACTTTGAAGCATATACAACATATACACTCTTACCTGATGTTGGAGAGGTAGGAAACTGTACTGCTGCTTCTGTTGTAGATCCTGCAAAGTCTGTTAATAATTCAAGTGGTACATCTGTATAACTTGTAGTAGTTCCACCAGTTGTACTGTTGTCTATTTTTGCTTGTAAAATTCTTTGTGTTCCTGCAGGCATTTCTACAAATTGTGTAGATGAGGTTGTAAGTGTTGTCTTCTTTACAGCGTATAATGCAGGAAATAAACCAATGACTTGATCGCCAATGGAATTAGTTACGTTTAATCTTGGATACTTAGGTTTAAGAATAATGTCAGTATCTTCTGCATGTTCTGCTGCAGTAGAACCTAACCTACCACGTTCAATTGTTATCTCTCTCGATACTGTGTTGATGTCTTCAACCATAACAAGTTCACTATCAATTTCTAATACTGAACCCGCACCAATAAGTTCTTCTTCTTCTGGTGTAAATAGTCCTTCTTTGTATTGTAAAGTTGTACCAGTTGATGTAAGACCTTGACCACCTGTAATGCTATCTAAGTTAGCAACTTGTGTTAAAGGTTCTTGTTCTTCTACAGGTCGTAAATACTCTCTGTAGGTTCTATCAATTAGCTGTCCTAGTGTAGACATGAATACCTACCTTTAAGCAGTTCTAAATATTAATTTAATTTTTCTGTCTGCAGCTTCTGTTCCGTCTGAAGTTATCCTAAGATAACCACCGCTAGCAAAAGCCCAACCGCTAGGATCTACACGTGTTGCATTACCTGCACTAACTGTGTATGATACCTCTGTGCCGTCAGTCTCTACTACATCAACCCATGATGATCCATCTACTGAAAAATCAAAGGTAATGTTTGAACCAGTCATAGCAGATGGGAATACGATCCCTGCTAAAAGCATGTTATCTACGTTGACTGATGTACTGTTACTTGCGTCATCTGAAATGTCTATTAAAGCTACTTCGCTTTTACTTCTACCGTATACCATATTGTAAATTCTAACATACTCAAAACACCGCTATGGTGGAATAGCGGTGTTTGAGTAATTATTGAATAGGAATTAACCTATTACGTTATCGATCTGACAATGGTATTGTTGTGGACCAAAGTCCATAGCCATTTCCATGTATACAGCTTTAGCAATTCTTGCGTTATCTGCTTGATCTAAGTCTCTAACGAACATTGTTCCATATCCTGGGATATTTAAGAATATTGGTTTAACGAAACTAAGGTCAACGATAAATGATTGCTTAGAACCTGAAATAGTACCTGCTGGTAAGAAGTCAGATAATGCTAGTCCGATTGAACCGAATGGTGTAACGATTGTATCAATGTCAACACCTCCAACATTTCTGTCTCTTGGTAAGATACCATAATTTACAGATCCAACTGTAGCTTTAACGAGTTCCTTGTTAAGATCCAACAACATTGTTGGAGATACAAAGAGAACTGGTTGTTTCATTGGTGCGCCTGCGTCATACAACGCCTTCATACCACTAGCTATGATGTCCCAGTTTAGTTTTTGTGCTGCAGGAGTTCCTGCACCATCATCGTTATTTACTGCAGTTCCGCCTGATAGATCTTGATGTTCTTTCAAACCTCTCATCTGACGGTTGCCTGTTGTACCATCGTTGTAGGAAGCATTGAATGCTGCCCACTCTACTTTTTTAGCTACTGTCTCTAATACTAATTCCATTTGATAAGCAAGCTCATCATTGATTGGGTTAGTTCCTGCTAAAGCTAATGCAGGATCAGAGTTTTTATAGTTGCCCGCTAAGTTGAACGGTACTATTTCTCCAGAAGCAGCTTGTGCAGTATAAGAAATCTGCGCGGCTTCATGGAATATTTGTAAAACACCTTGTTGTGCTGCTCTGCTTCGTCCTGAATAATTAGGCGCGCCGCCTTCGTCATCAGGAGTTACTGCAGAAACTGCCGCATTGTCTTGTGTTTGGAATTGGAAGAATGTGCTGTTTGTAGCAACTCCGCCATTCAAACCACCTGCAGCAGCGAGTAGTGGTGTTCTATGAGGTGTTATTTTAAATAATTCGCCAGTAAAGTTGTTCACGTCACTAGCGACTACTGGATTTGCACCTGATATTGCTGCCATTTTCTACGTCCCTTCTATTTGTAGTTAATTGGTTTATTGATTTTTTTGTTGTTCTTGTAAGGCAATTTTTGCCCTTAGACTATCTCTTACAGAAGTCTCTGGACTACCAATAACGTCTTGCATTTTCTGTGTCCAATCAGCAGGTTGTTGTGCAGATGAGTTCTGTTGTATCTGTTCTAACTTACTGTCACTTTCAGCGATCTTTGCAGCAGCTACTTCGTTGTTCTGCTGTACTTGGGTATCGATGTTATAAGTGTCTTTAAGCCATTGACCTAACTCTGAAGTATTTGGTTTTCCGTCATATAGATCGAAAGCCATTTTACCTGTACCAGAGTTTGGATCTAGTCCAACATCTTTAAACATAGAAGTCTTTACGACATTCTTTAGTTCTTTATTCTCTTGCTCAACTGATTTAAGTTTATCCCTTAAACCTTTAATACCTTCGTTGGTATCGTTGCCGTCCATTATTTGTTCTCCGTTATCTGTCATTTGATAATCTCCATTTCTCACACAATTACACCGTTCTCCAATAAGGTGTGGTACATATTGGGAGTGGTTACATAATTATTATTACATGTTGAATGGGCGCTGTAACATACGCATACAACACCTCTACGAATTAAATACGTGGTAAGGACGTAGGAACCCTTAACCAGAGTGATGATCTATTATTTACTTGGCGGATACTGTCAACGCCAATACAATTAGTATAACACATAAAAACACGGTTAATGATTTTTTTCCTGTTTCTGTTAATATAATTTTATAAGCGTCATTCCACCATGTCCATGCTTTGTCAGACTTGTAGTGACCTTTTTTATTTCTAGCACGTACCCATTTAAACATTATTGTTCAACCAATCCAGTTATACCTGCTTGTGTAGCTGCTGCGCCACCTTCTTGCGTAAAGACTGTAGCTTGTTCTCCTTCAAGTCTTGCACGAACTTGGTCTGCAACACCATCTCCAAAGACTTCACTTTCTATAAACTCTGATAAACCAAAGATGTCTTCTCTACCAGTAAACCTGCTAGCCAATCTTTGTAACCTAGGCAACTGTGTCTCTGCTCTAGCTGCTAACTGTTGCGCACCTGTACCTGAAACACCTGCACTAATAAGTCTTTGTGCTTGTTCTGTTGATATAGCAAAGTCTTGTTCTAAGAATGCACCACCAATTTGTGATACTTCAACTCTTTGGTTAATAATATCTGCTGATACATCTTCTGATATAAAGCTAGCAAATATAGCTTCGTCTGTAATATCTTCAGTTGTTGGAAATATATTAGGATAGTTGTTAACGTAGTATTGCTTTACAGCACCAAACTGTGGAAACAATGAGTTGTATGCAACGTTAAGTCTTTCCTCGAATGTTCTAGGTGCTACATCGTTTTCAAATAATGTCTGTATTTGATTTCCAAAATAATCAGGATTAAGGTTGTAATCAGCTAATAAATTAGTGTAATCTTCATCAATCTTAATATAATCAAGTTCTGGTGTTGGTGTATCAATACGTAAAGTTTTACCATCTTCTCTAAAAATTCCAGGAAACTTATCTTTATATGCTTGTGTAGTTCTTAATACACGCAATGCTTCTTCTTCGTCTCCTCCATTTGTATTAAACTCTTGTAAGAAACCTTCAGATAACTCTGGACCTAACCATGGGTAATTAGTTTCTGCGTATGCTTGTGCGTCAAATTCTTCTACTGGATCTCCAGGTACTTCTACAACTGGACCAGGTAAAGGTGGTGGATCTGTTTGTAAACCTTGAAGTTCTAATTCTAGTCTTCTACGTTCTTCTTCTAGTCTCAACCTTTCTGCTTCTAATGCTGCTTTTTCAGCTTCTAAAGGATCTATTATACCGTTTTCATCTTCTTCTACAATAGGTGGTTCTGTTGTTTCTGGTGGAGTAAAAGCAGGTTCTGTTATTCCTCCTGCTGCAGCTGCTGCACCTGCACTCTGTTCTCTAAGTCTTTCAAGATTATCTACAGTTGGTTCTTCAAAATTTACCTCTGGTTCTGATCTAGGTGCTGATCTAGGAGGTGCCATTACCCCATCAATCATAGGACTAAGTTGTGCTAATCTACCTAAGATACTCATGCAAACCTACCTCCGCCTGTTGCTCGTTGACCAGGTGTACCAAACTTACTTTCCATTCTTGTCTGCAATGTATCACGATATGTTTGTGTACCTAGTTTTGCAGCTTCCTCAAACGCTATATCTTCTCTTTCCTTAACGTCATTAGTAGCCATAAATCTTTGCCATGCTGATGATGTTTCATCTGGTAACTGTCCAGTAACTGTATTCCATTGTTGTCTAAATGTACCTGAAGCAGTTGCATAATTCTTTACTGCTGTTCCTTTAAATTGTGTATATTTGTTTTGGAATGTTTCCTCTAACTGTGGAATAAAAGTTTCGTTATACCAAGTTGGATTAGCTTCTGCTTCTTTAGCTATAGATTCTACATCATAAAATTCTGTTTGCCCAGGTCCTAAAACGTTCTCAATATATTCCGCAATATCTCTTGTCTTTAATATTACATCAAAAGATTGTCCTGTAAGTACTGCTTGTACTTCTGGATCAAGTGTATATCTTATACGTTCATTAACCATCTTGTCTAAAATATTATTTAACTCTGTAGTGTCAGAGATTTTACCTGACTGTAACAAGTTAGTAAGACCTGATACTACGTTAGGGTTTATTGTTTGCACCCCTCTGTTAACCATACCGTCAACAATAAGCTGTTGGTTTGTAACAGATTGTTCTGCATATTTAGCAGGATCTGAAGCGAATAGTTCTGCTGCTTGTCTTTGACTAGGTGGTGTAGTTCTATACCAATTAACACGTTGTAAGTCTGCAGTACGTACCGCTTTACCCTCTAACGCATTCTCTATAGCTAATGCTAAAAAATCTAAGTTACCTTCATCATCTTCTGACAATATCCATGGGCTATACTTTGCTTCTTCTTGTAATGCTTCTACTAAATGATCATAAGGTTCTGCACCTTTTTCTGCTTGTGAGAATAACAATTGGTTAGCATTACCAAAATAAAAACTGTTGTTGTACTCTTGTCCTGTAATAGCTGATGAACCTTCTATAACATTCATACCACTATCTACTACAACGTTTGCTACTAAGTTATTTCCTGCTACTTTTTCTTTTACTGCGTTCCAATCTGATATTTCATAACGCCATGTAAATTTACCAGATGATCCTTCAAACTCTGGTATTTGTGCAACGAGGTAGAACTTACTACCAAATTCTGTAATTTCTTCCCATATCTCGAAGTCTTTAGATATAGTGTTTATGAGTTTATTTGCTGTTTTTTCTTGTGTCGCCATTATACAAACTTTCCGCTGAACGTTCTCTTTATTCTATCATACATGTCTGGCTCACTCACTTCATTATTTGCTGTTGGAATGTTGTATGTTTTTTCTAATTTATCTTTTAGTTCTTGTTTGCTTTTTTCTTTTTGCTCTAATGCTTCTTTATATCTATTGTTTGTAGTTGTAAATCTATTGTAACCGTATGGACCTACTTGTTCTGGTGTCTGTGATTTAAACTCTTGTTCTTTATTTTCATCAACTTCTACAGTATCTACTGTATTCATAGGTGTATCTTTTTCAGGTTCTTTAACTTCTACATCATCTTCTGGTGTATCTTCAATTACTTCTTCTTCGTCTGGTTCTTCTGGTTCGTATATACCATCAAGATACTCTCTTTGCTCTGCAAGTCTTTTAATAATACCCTCTGACTGATTACCATATAACTCAACAGTTTTTGCATGTGCCTTATCAAAGTCTCCTATTAATAAGTTACCTGTGATATGTGCATGGTTTAATCCAGTCTTGTTAAATGCTGTAATTACTAGATAATCATAAGCACTATCTTCTAATTGATCTTTTTCAAACTTACCAAATCGTTCTATAAACTTAGGTAAAGCTATATGTCGTTCAACTCTTGCATTAACAACTCTTTGTGTTTCTGTAAGATCTGCCTCAAACAATTCATTAGCTTGTTCTTCTGTTATCTCTTGACCTACTAAATCTTTTACAGCTTGTTTAGATCCACTTAATGTACCAGTATGACCATAGCCAATAGTCAAAGTTCCTTTTATATCTGTTCCCTCTACATAAGGTACTGGTGGATATTGTGCCATGTCATCATATACGAAAAGCACAAGTTCTTCTTTATCCTTAATGAACTCTATTCCACCTTCTGTAATCTCTAGGTTCTTATCAACCACTACTTGCCAACCTGGACATAGCGTCAACAGTACTAAATAAGTAGCTAAGATCATTACGTTCCTTTGTAGCTTGTTGCGTAGCTTGTACTTCTGCGCCTAATACAGCGTCAGCATACTCACTAAGTTTAGCGTCTGGTGTCTCTGGTACAACTAAAGTCTTGTCTGCACCTGGAAACATACGTTGTGCTAGATCATAATTCTTGTTATAATCTGCAACTGCTGTTTGATAATCTCTACTAGATTGTGTATAAAAATCTGCGAATGCAACCATCTCTGCTTCTGATAATTCTCTGTTTATACCAATAGCATTTAACGCACCATCAACTTCTGCTTTAATTTGTGTTGGACTAGGTTCAGTATATACCTGTGGTAATAACGGAGGTCTCTTGTAAAGTCTTTGTTTTTCTTCTGCTAAGTGTGTACCTATGTCAGTAAGTTCATAGTTAGAAGCAGTCATAGCTGATAACATTGCAGCTTGACTATTACCACCCCATGTACCTTGTTCAAAGAACCAGTCATCATAACTAAGATAACCTGCTTGTAGTAAGTCTGTTTGTACTTGCACACGTTCTTGTGGCAACATGTTAAAACCTATTTGTATATGGTCTTGACCACCATATCTACTTGCTGCGTCTTCTGCACTAAGTGTTATTGTTTCTGCTGCTAAATCTCCTGGTGTTA